TAGTTGCATATGTATCTATAATTATATTACCTTCACTATCTGCCATAGCTTTACCTACAACAATATCTCCGCTTATAATGTCCGCAATATTGTTTTTATTTTCTTTTACGATTTTCAGCACCCAATCTAAATTTAAATCGTGAAAATTAGTGTATGGGAATTTATTCCAAAATGCCATATGTATTCACCTCTTAATATATTAGTAAGCAAAAATTATTTTTAAACGAATTTAGAATGGTATCATATATACTTTTTTGTGATATTTGTAGTTCGGCTTCTAACATTTGTTGACTGGTTGTAACACCTATGTTGCCACTGGTGTGCCCTGTTCGGATTTCAGTATTATCAATATTAGTGCTATTACTTGTTGTAGTCTCGTTAGTTAGATTTGGGGTTACTGTGTTAGTATCAGAAGTTACTAAACTGCCACTATTATATGCAGTCTGTTTGTTCTCAGATTCGGTAGTTCCAGTTTGCGTTTCCTCTCCTTGAATATTAGAGGTGCTATTACCTTTTAGCGTTGTTGACCATTCCTCTTGTCTATCATAGTTATGAATTGGGTTATACTCCAAAGATAAGGCTTTAAAAGCCCGTTCCCATTTAGGTAATTCGATAGAACTCCAACTAGTTATAGCCATTCGCAAGGTATCTATTTCAGTATATAAAATTTCTAATTCAGCACAATTAAATAAAATATTATTCACTGCGATATCTTTGTTCATGCCTTCGGGAACGTTAAACCCGTCAAAAATAGTATCGTCATACTGGTACATCCCCAATATTGATAGAGTTGCTTTGCTCATAATCTGAAAATCTCCATTCAAATTTCACATCAATATCAAACAAATTATTTGCTACTTTTGCACTTTTATTTAATGTATCTAACCATAGGGCAGGTTTACAATATGTGGCTACATTATTGCTTTCCGCTTCTGCTGTTATTAATCTTTCCCTTTTAGTCATATTAGCATTCGGTACACCTATTGCGGTATGAAATTCATTCATTATAGTACTTTTAGCTTCAAGCAATTCTGGACTTATAAACATGGATTTTATATTTTGTGTGAACAAGTTCCACGGCTCATTATCTTCAGTATTTAGCATTTTGTCATATACTACAGCAATATTCCCCTCTTGTATTTCATCAAATAGTTTTTTAAGTGATTCTGCTGACGCTTTGTTCCCTGCTTCAAAAACATATGCAAATTTACTATTGGCAATATTCATATGTAAAGATTCATCACACAAGGCAAGCTTATCAGCATAATAATTGATAATATCGGAAATTCCTGTATAGTCCGGCATTAAGTGTATATATGCACATTCTTTTCCAATAGTAAAACGCTTGTTTCCTTTTATTAAAGGGTTAACTACTTGACAATATGCAGGGGCATAATATACATTATAACCGCCTAATGTTGCAGGCAAGGCAACATTCCCAAATTCAGAGCTATCAAATACACAGACACCGCCTTGTAAAAATATATTAAACATTACCATATTTTCAGCCCACGAATCTGGGAGTGTGGGCTTTATCATACTGATTGCATCTTGTAGTAAATATTTTTGATAATAACGTGCAATCGCGGTATTATGTACGTGCATAGTAGAGGGATTCCCAAAACTATCAAGCATATTTAATTTATTGTAATAAATAGGCAAGTCATTCAAGATAAAATCCCCCATTCATATATTGTAAAATTTGTTCATGTTCTATTTCGGTACAAGTTAGAGGAAGAGAAGCATTCTTACATTGACAAAATCCTGTTAGAGTGTTTAAAGCAACGTATTTATAGAGAGGATCCCCCAATTTAGAAGGAGCGGTATCAATAATTAATTTTTGCGTTGCCATTCGTGGGGCAATATCTACAATGGCGGAATCTGTCCCGCCTTGTATTTGAACAGTAGGCACAAATCCAGACATTGCAGTACTTATTGAATCCTGTAAACCTGTAAGCGTTCCCTTAAAATCTCGGGCGAACAAACTGCCAATAGTGTCAATGACATTATTAGTCATTTGAAAACCGCTTCTTAAAGAATTACTAACACCTGTAGAAAACGGTATAGAACTGCCTAACGGCATAGTTAATAAAGGCTCGTATGAAGGTAATCCCGCTGAATCTACAAATTTATAACTTAGAACAGAATGATTTACGTCTAAATTCACTCGTGATGATAAATTTACAGTCCCGTTATATGGAAAGAATTTCTGTGTGTTTACTTGGAATGTACCATACGGATAAAACAATATTGAAGCTGTTAAAAACGGCGGGGTATTTAAATATTGTGTATTGGTATCATATTGCGGTATATCAATACTCCAGTTTAGTTCAATAAATTTTTGATTACTTCCGATCATTCCGGCACGAGATCTTGGATTAGACAAAACAAAAGATTTATTTCCTGGAAATTGTACTTTAAAATTACTTCGTCCTGCGAATGGAATTTTTTGCGATATATCAAATGGATACCAAGTAATATTTACAAGGCAGTTAGTTATAATTTCCGAAAAATCTGGAAGATTAGCAATTTCAGACATAAAATCATAAAAGGCAGAACCATTCATTAACAATAATTGCAATCCTGCACTATATCCTCCCTCTCCGGGGGATCCAAATATGGCTTTTACAACAAAATGAAAACCTGTATTCATACTGTTATCACTATCGTAAAAATAGAATTGATCTGAGGTATTATAGTTAAAAGTTTGAATACTTATTGTCGGGTTTGTCTGTATTGGGTATGCGCCTTCTACTACATAGGGATTAGATGAACTTTCACTCCTCAAAACAAATTGACTATAAGCTCGTATAGTATTTTTCCAGCTTGCTAATGGGTCAACCGTTAGACTTCCCACCCAGATTCCCGATTCCCAAGTCCAAGAATTGATAAAATAATATCGGCTAAACGCTTCAATACGTGCGTAATTGAATGCAACTGGATTTGTATAATTTAATAATATTTGAGGGTTGAGCTGGTCTGTCCCCTCTCTTAATTCACAACTTGCCGTGTAAACAGGATTAGAGGGAATAGCTGTACTATTAATTTTTTTCCCAAATGTATAAAATTGTATATCGATAGCCATTCCCTTTACCTCCTTTTAATCTAATAGCAGAACAACGGCGTTTTCCGTGAAGTCATTATAATAACGTGCTACAAAATGATGGAACATGTTCCAGTACTGACCTTTGGCATTAATGGGAGTAGATAAAGTATTTTCATTAATAATAGTATATCCTAGAGCTTCTCTATCAAAGATGATTCCCCAAACGTTATTGACTGCAACCGGTTCTTCTGGTGTTACAAGCGCGCCTGTAGGTGACAAGTATGTCGGTGTAATATTAATTGCAGATGGTGACTGAATAGACTGCCAGTAGTTTACACTTTCGTTGTCAGCAATAGTCATAAAGTTATCATGATATATATCAGCAATGGCCATCATTTCCGTCTGATATCTGAAAGGTGCATATATGTATACACGTTGGTCTGTAACCGGTGTATGTCTGTTAATCGCATGATCTGTGATGTTAGTATGGAATACTTCTGACCTTTCTGTCATAAGTTGAGAAATTCCAGCAATACGGGAAAATGCCCACTGTACAAACGCCTTATAATTATCAGGCTGATATACTGTTTGCGCTGTAAGCTCTAAACCTGTAAGCGTGTTATACTCCGTAAGTAGATGAATAACGTTTGTGGGATTGCCTAATTGTTTACCAGCAATCATATTTGCAAGCAGATACCGACACAAGTTTTCTTTAGCCTGCTCAACCTGATCAGATGAGGTCTGTGTTACCATGTTCCAAAAACTTGCTAATTCATCGGGGCCTCTAAAAGCGTTATCGAGCTGTGTCAAAAAATAGGTAGGGCTTTGCAGTTCGTAAGTATTGGCTCCAACAAAAACTAATTCCAGAGGTTTAGGCCTTTTAATAGTGTACATATCAACACTTGACCCGTCAGCAGGAAGGGAAAAAGAGGGATCTGTTTCAAAATCAGTATCGGACAATTGAAGTTTTCTCTCCCAGGCTCCCCATTGCTGATTGCTCATTTCAAGGCCTTTAAATTTAGCTGTATACGGACGGATTGAAAAAATCGTTCTGGTTAATACCTGCGAAATAGCTTTAGTGATAGGGTCATAACCCGAAGCTAAAGCCATTTTACCAACGCTAACAAATTCTGCTGTATTTGTTGGAACCATAGGAGTTTTCCCAGTTGCTTGTGCAACCATTGAAGTTAAAAGTGTTGATACATCATTAAAAGTCATATCGTTAACAGTTGCCATTAATATCATCCTTTCTTATTAAATCTCGTTGAATGATGTCTTTTGTGATATCATCAATAGTTTTTTCTTTAGGGGTGTCAATTGTATTATTAAGCATATTTGAATGCTGTATTGTTTCCGTCAATCTATTTACCGCTTCTACCATTCTTGATACTGTGGTTTCCTCTTCCGGCTTACCTGTTTCTTTAATAGTAGGCTCTTCTACCTTGGGTTCAACAGGGGTTTCTCTATTAGTTTCTAATTCATAGAGTTCTAACACTTCTTGTAATGATAACCCTTTTGAAATAAGCAGCTTAATAGTTTCAAAATTCATTTCATACTCTCCTTAATTTTCCATTTTTAGCTAATGACAATAAAATTAAATTTTGTTCTGCAGTTCCTTTATAGTTATTGATTCCGTTTGCCTTTGCTATCTCTTTTCTGAAAGCATAAGATGAAGGCACTTTGATACTTTTTAATGCATCAACAATAGAATTAGTATCAATAATCACTGTATCATAATACTGTACGGAATTTTCTTTCATTATTCTATTAACAAGGGTCTGTACTTCATCATAAGTGAATGAAGTTTCTTTCGGAATGCGATCTTTGCGCTCCTGCCCATTCCCATACTTACCTTTAATAACATCATATGCAACTTGCTCTAATGTTTGAGAAGAAGGCTCCTCATCTTTCCAAAATTTAACAGCATTATTCAAATCAAAACGGCCATTGTTTCCATATAATGTCCCGTCAGATGTGTACTGCCACATTATATATTCACCTTCATAACCACAAACTTGCGTATTCCAATGAGCGACCCAGCGTTTACATTTTTCTGGAATATTTTTTAAATAATTTGTCATATGGTATTTATTAGCGTATATACCGCAAATATATTTTTCTGAATAATGCTCCGTGAAATACGTCGCGGCTGTTTCAAAAAACATCTCGCATCCAGGCTCTTCAAGGTCTAACCATATGCCGCACGGGGGCATATTATCAGCTAATAATCTATCAAAATGTGCCAATTCTGATTCAATCCTTGAAACACTATCAGCATAGCTATAAAGATAAACTCCATATGGTATACCTAATCTTTTGCATTCTGAAAGGTTTCTGCTAAACTGAGTATCGTCCTGCCCTGGGTAGTTTCCACCGTATCCGCACCGAATAATAGCGAAATCAATTTGGGCATTTATAGCATCCCAATTCAGTGTACCGTTATGATGTGATACATCAATTCCCAACATTATTTTTTATCTCCTTTATAATATCTTTTAATTCGTTAATTACTTGCGTATTGTTTTCTATTGCTTCGGCATATCTGGTTGTTTCCTCTTTATGTGTGTTTTGTTCCTTATTCCACATAATAAACATACCAATAACGCACGCAATAGGAAAACCAACATTTGATATTAAATCGATAAAAATTTCCATATATTACACCTCATTATAAAATGGGTGCTATGTGTTAAGCTACACAGGGCACCGCTTCCGGCGGTTGCTTATGCCCCGCACCCATATTAAGTATATCATAAAAAATATTAAGTGTCAATAAATATTTTTTTAAAATTATGTAATATGGAATAATTTTTAAATTGGATTTTTCCTCTTTCAAAAGCATCAGCCAAATAGATGTACTTCTGGTAGAATTTGGGTAAGTTATACATATTTAATACGATATCCGGTAACCCTTTGGCCTCATCCACATAATAGCGATTGAAGGATTTATGTCTAAATATTCTAAATTGATTTGTCGATACAAATAAAACATATTCAGAGAGAGGTACATTCTTTATTAGTGAGAAAAATCCTTCTTGCACAAATTTATTTTTAATTGCCACGTCAACAAAGGTATCTGAATTAGCTATTTTGTACAAAGCTGTCACCTTTTTCTGTTCGCTAATAGGACTTTTTTGCGGATATAATACTATTAACCCTTTATCCTCATTTATATATATTTCCTCCCCGCTGTTAATTAATTGTTCAATTATAGTATGCAAACCAAAAGCTGAAAATATCGAAGCATCAAGATTATCGCTATTTCCTACTGCAATAAATTCCATAGCTGGAAGGCCTTCAAGTTCTCTATTTCTATTACATGTTTCATATGCATGTAAAATAGCCTCTTCTTCCCCTTTCATTGATCGAACATTTGGTTGTGGAACGGCCTCATCATAAAATAATGTTGTATAATATGATGCATCAAATCCTCTAATAGAGTGTATAGTAGATAACGCCACACCTACCCCAATAACATTATCCTCATTAGTTATACTGCATACATGTTTTGACCCTTTTATTTTCTTCAAACTAATATCATAATTTCTATCAATATTTAGCTTATTAAAAGGATTTAACGCTTCGTTGGCACATTCAAACAATTCGGATTCTGTTCGTCTCATGTATATAAAAGAAATATTATTTTCTATCAGATCCAAAGATACGGGATAGGTTTTCCCCGTACCTCTGGCTGAAAAAATGAACAGAAATGTATGCGGTATCCTACGAATTGATTTTATATCGATGTAACCTTGTTCATCATAAATATTAGAAAGATAAGTCATAGTCAGTATTATTAACAAATTCTATCGTATAGTGCACTTTGTTATCCTTCGTATAAGGTACAATAACAAACCCTATCTTGTTGGTCTTTATTTCTGCTATAGCTTCATCATCTTCTAATATTTGTTGAAAGGTTGTATTAAGATGCTTTGGCATATTTACAAGTCTATTCCCTGTCAAAATACAATAAGAATCTCCATAAAAACCTTTTGTGTTTTTATATATGCCATTAACAATATACGCCTTAGTAGTATTTTCAAATAACTCAGAAAGCCGAATAAATTCTACTTGCTCAAAATCGATATTAAATTTATAATTATTTTTATTATAGTTTGATACAATTTTACTCATATTATGTTTATCTCCTTTAATAATATACTATTTATTAATTCTCTATATTCTTCGGTAATTCCTATAGTATAAGTGCTTTCTCGAATAACTGCATTTTTTGTAATAATTATATCTTCCCCCTTGTAATTATATTTGTCTATTTCTGGAATATCATTGTATAGTATACTTGTTCCGCCGGCCTTTCTAAATGTAAAGCCTTCTTTGAATGCCTCTATTCCGCCATTTTCTTCAAGCTCTTCACCCCCTTTTTCCTTAACTACTCCAGAAATAGTCACATTCAACCTCTTATCATCCCTATATACATATTTTTTTGACCCTAAGGTTTTAAACTCTTGGTACGGTTTCCCGTCGTTTTCTTCTTCAAACACTCCGCCATAATGTAATAAATCTTTTGTATCTTTAGCAACCAGCCCACATTTTATAGATAATTCTCTCCGTTTGTTATTAATATCTGTCATATCTACGTCCCCGATATACTTAATACTGTCAGTATCCCAATACACAGAATTGTTTCCTACTTGTTTTAATCCCTCATGCAACGCATATCTACTTTGTGCGGTTACCCATACCCCCCATGTATATGGTAATCCCTTCTTTGCTCTTTTTTCATATTCATCATCGGGAACAGGATATACATTATATACTCCATTTTCAAATTTTATTTCATCTTTCATAGGATTCTGAGCCTCTAATCCATAACATGAATTTATTTTTTCTTTGCTTTTATTATATAATAGAAAATCAAATCCTTCTAATCCTTTTAATTGAGTTTTTTGCTTGAATAAATTAACTACAATATTGGTAATTGCCGACGGTTGTTTTCCATACCCTGAACACCACATTTCATCTATAACTATGTCGTCCCATATATAGCAATCGGATATAATTTTAAAATCAACATCTGTTATCGTAAGTACACAATAATCCGCTTGTATAACTCTTCCATTGTCATTAATAAAATTATCATTTTTTAATAATTTGATACATTTACTTACAGATATGCAAGGATTTGGAATAAACTCTTGTATTTTAATATTTTTAACTACTATCCGGGCAAGTACAGCCCTACCAGTTTCTATCTTATGTAAAAAGTCTTCATACGTTGGGGTTAATATTTCTGTCCAATCTCCTTTAGGAAATTTACCTGTACAAATTATATAAGGATAAGCGCTTGATTCATCCATGGATTTAACGGATAATTCATTTTTTAACACCTTGTTTGAATAATATCGATTAGCATGAGTATTCCCGCCAGCAAATGCCTCGCGTGCTAATTTAAATACTGGTAACGGAGGAATTGAAGATTGTACTTCATCCCTTCCAGATTCTTTCAAAGCTTTTTTTACATCACGTCTTATATATCCAGTGCTTGTTAATGGTATCGTGTATAAAGAATCATTTTCTATTTGTAGTTCTTGTTGAATTGCCTCTACTAAACCTACAACGTCATATATTGCATATCGTAATTCAGTTAATGATAATGGTGTTTTTGGCGTTCTAAATTTATCATAATCGTAATCATCACCG